GTAACGTTTGTTGTAGTCAAAGTAAATGTATCGCTTTTGTATCTAATCGTCATGATATAAACCAACTAAAAGTATCTTGTTCATTTTTTAATTCTTGTTGATAAGAAGTGTTTAACTTATCTTGCATCGTTCGTAAAGACTGAGTTACTTGTCTTTGGTTTTCTTCAGTATATTCTGAAGTTGGCTCTGGTATAACAATATCAACTCTAGCCATTATCTCATACCATCTGGTTGAATATCTGCTCTAAAGGTTCCATACCTCCAATTTTCATCAGTTGAAGTATTGGCTATTTTTAAATTTGCAGCTCTAGCTCTAGCTCTTGTATCTACCTTATCAGTTGTACCTGTAACAGTGAAAGGTCCGAGAGGCGAGGATGCTGAGGCATTTGTAGAATAATTTCTTAAATTTAAAGTTATCTGGCAATTACCTGTAAGTAATTTAAAATCTGGAATAAACCTTCGCATACTCATAAATACTTCACCATCACCTAGATTAAAGTCTCCCGATTGTATAAATGCTGGTATAGCTGTTTTTGAACCGTTGAAGTCAACTTCATTATTTCCTATTTCATGAGCGTAATATGTAGATGCTCCATTCACATTTGTTATTCCTTGAACAGTCGGAAAAGTAGGCAAACCAGATGTATTAAATTTAGATGCGTAAGGATTATTATACAAGGTAGCATCATGCCAACTTGTTCTATCCAAAGTGCCGGTAGTCCAAGTGTTTTCGGTATAGTTATAAGTCACAACTCTATCATTTTCAGTAGAACCTGCTTTAGGGTAAAACCACATTAATTCTTCATACAAATGATTTAACCCTGCAACAACTTGCTCTCCAGAGTTATAATTTATACCTAAGTTATCTCCTTTATCTGTAAATACAAAATCCTCAACTAAACATGGAACTGATTTTACTGTACCGTCATACACAAAAAAACCACCAGCTTGACCCATCCACCACATTCTACCATTAACATATTTTAATGCGTGTTGGCCAATTAATCCACAATTACTCCCTACTTGTCTTATAGAGAAAGTAAAAGGAGGCCCTACAAATTGCATTACATACGCAGAAGTATCTGTGACTATTAAAATATAGTCTTTTGCTTTAGCTGCACCAACTATTTTTACACCAGAGTCTATTCTAAAAGTTCCTGCAGTATTTATTGAAGTGGGTTGATAATCAGATAAATTTTCTTGATCAGAAAATCTTATAAACATTTTGTCTTGTGTGTTAGCATTTCCAATAGTAGTTTCTGTACCTAATATAATTAAATGTCTATCTCTTTCTGAAACAAGAGTCATCACAGATCTAGTTGGTGCACCGGAAATAACTGAAGCTCTAGTTTGAAGAGCACTTGTAGAAACTGATAACGGATCCCACTCAAAGGTTTTTCCGTTTTTTATTGTACACACTAATTTTTGTCCAAAGTGGTCAAGAGACCAAGTTGCAGGATCAAGTTGTGTAGTAGAAGATAATGTTGAATTCCCCCATCCAATATAATACTCAACACCAGCTCCTGAACTGTGTGCAGATCTAGTTCCTCCTGCATCTCTAGTAATACCTGTTAAGTCATTTGTAGATATACCCGTGTAGGTTATAAATTCTGCTCCAACTTTTATTGTTCCTGAAGTTGGAAAACCAGCAGTCGATGTAAGAGTTATACTTGTACCTGTACCTCCTGTTCCTGCCGTATCGTCTGCTAAACTTCCGTTGAGTGTACCAAGCACACCTGAAGCTCCACCCCAAGTACTAGCACCCCATCCATAACCATAGCTTTGTGTAAGGGGACCTGGTTTTATATATGGGTTGATTGTTGCAGCTCCACTTGCAGCAACTGAAGTACCTGCATTAGATGCCATAGTAATTGTAAAAGTATCTACAGTAGGAGCAGTAATTACTTGAAAAGTATTTGTAGTAAAATCTGAAATTGAATAACCAGCTCCTACAGGAACTGTTACTGAGGTAAATGTAAATAAATCACCTACTGATAATCCGTGAGCAGCTTTATTAACAGTCACTGTTGGACTAGTGTTTACTGTTGTAAAAGTAGCACCGGTAATAGCGGCATCCAGAGGTGTTATATCATAGAACACATCTTCATAAAATATTATTAAAGTTCTGTTTGTACCTAGTGCGGCATAGATATTACCATCTAAATCTGCATATACTAATTGAGTTGTTACCTTACCTAGTAAAGTATTAGAAGTTATTTGTGACCAACCACCAATCTTTTCAGGTAGGCCGTACCTAAACCTAACAAAGTCACCGTCAGTCCATTGACCCTCTGCACCTGTTTGAGTTACTTGTTTATTAAATCCTGGTTGTATTTGTACATTTGTTAAAGGCATTCGATATTATATCATTTTTGATCTATGTTTTCTATAATACTAAATCTTATAATTATATAGAATACTCTAATGTTAAGACAATTTTTTTGTCCACATCTGTGTGAGAAGTTTTAAAGTAAGGTGTAGTTTTTTTAAAACATACAAATTTGTTTTCTTTAGCTTGTATTTTGGTTCCTCCTACCATTTGTATATAACTATTATTAGTATTCATAAATAATATACCTATAAAATTTTGATTTGATTCATCTGTAGGTTCGAAGGAATTGTATTCTACAATCTCTTTTGTTTTTAAACAACATTCAAGTTTAGCCCAATTTATTTTAGAGGCTCCTATCTTTTTAAGTATGGGTGCTAAAATATTAGGAACATGTGAACTACTTATTCTTTCATTATTAACGTTCTTTACAAGATGATGTGTTAATTTAAAACTATCTAAATGTTTATACATATACCAAGGGAATTGTTCTTGAGTAATATTGTAAAAAATTTTTACAAAATCTTTATTGTAAATAAAATTGTTTTCAACTATCATCTTTTGGTTTTTCCCCTCTAATAATTTGATCTGGTTCAGTCTGTTTTTTTTGTAGATCTTCTCTTAATACAATATTCCAATCAGCTACAATTTTTACAAGAGTATTTCCAAAATGTCTTAAAGTTTCATCAGACAAATGCATTTTTTTATTATTCTTAATAATTTCAACTTCACTATCTTCAAATATTATATCGCAAGACCCATTTTTATATTGTTTAAATTTCATTATTGTCTACCCCCCAAAAATTTCTTTTATCCATAAATAAGTTTTTATTTTTTCCAAATGCGTCAACATAATGTAAGAAGACTTGTGCATTATAATCTCCTTTAAATTTCTCTCTCCAATGTTCTACTTCACACCCTAAATAAATAGCTGCATCACCTGGAGATAAATTAAAAGCTTTATTATTCATAAATATAGGCCACTTTGTGCCATCGTTTGAAATATTAACTGTAACACTTATTTCACAAGATTCTCTATCAACATGTTTTTTTAGATCTGCATTGTTAGTATACATTCTCCAAAAAGAATATGTTGGTAATAGTTTTTTGTTTACTATTTTTTCAAGTTTATTTTTATACTTTAACATTAAAGAGTCTGTTATTGGGTCTCCGTAAAAAACTGAATCACCTACATTATTTTCTACTTCATCAAAATCTTTAAAATTACTTCTATGTCTAATTTCACAATAAATACTTAATAATTGAATCTCTTCTTTAGTTAAAAAATTTTTAACTAATTTATATTTAAAATCTTTTCTTATTGTGCCCATGATACTATTGAATACCTAATACCTTCTGTAACTGGTAAAACTGTATGTGGATACATAAAGTTACTTGGCCATATTACTAATCTATTTTTTTTCTTTTCTATTTTAATTTCACTTGTTCCACAAGGAGTTGAAAAAATTAAATCTCCTCCTTTGTAATTATCGTTTACAAAAAAAATACCACTCCATTGTCTATTGTTTTGAGCAGATTGATCAACGTGAAATTTGTAATAAAAATTTTTTTTATATTTTAATACTTGTATATCAAATATATTTGGAACTGATATTCCGACTCTATTATTTGAAAAAAAATTCATATATTCTATATATTTTAAACCAAACACTTTTTGAAAAAAATTATACCAATGAACTGTAGTTAGACTGCTATTTAAATTAGATAAAGCCCATACATCAGTTTTCCTTGTGTTTTGTTCTACTATATTTTTACCATTTTTACCTACAATTTTACCAGCTTCAAAATTATGGTTATTACAAATTTCTATAAAATTTTCTAAAGTTTCTTCCTTAACTATAGAATCAAATATTTTAATATAATCATTAAGTTTTGTGTTTTTTATTTCCATGATTTTTTTTTTCAAAAAGCATCCTTGTAAGAATGCCAAACTCCTCTAACTCCAGAGGGTCTACTTTTTATAAGTTCATTATCTTTCTCAGATATTATTTTCATTTTCCAAGACTCTCTTTTAAAAGGTATAACTTGTACATAAGGTGTTCCTTCTTTAATAACAGTATCCATCTTTTCATATTTGTCACCATTTAAAATTATTGGAAAATTAACTTCAGTAGGAAAAGTATCAGTATCTACTATACCTGGTATGATTGAAAACCTATCATCAGAATTATTTAAAGGTGGTAGGAATAAACAAGAATATCCTTTAGGTGTTTTTATTTTCCAAGGATTCAATATTTTTAAAAACGAATACCCTTTATTTTTGTGAGAAAAAGGACATTTTTCTGATACTTGCTCTACACCATGAACATGAGCTTTACCTATGTTCATAGTATTTGCTAAAGATCCATCTATTTCAGATGTGATATAATCTGTATATTTTCCAAGTTGTCCATTTACTTCCGTTTCTTCATTAAAAAACAAATGATAATCAATTGGCATTCTTAAAAGATAACCAGAAGTCAATGTGTCTAAAAAAGGCATACAACCTTTAATAGTTTTTAACCTAGCGTGATGCTGCAAATCTTTATACCATTTTGGTATGTTCAATTTTATAGGTTGTGGTTTTGTTTTAAAGTTTTTTAAATAAGTTTCAGATGCAGAAAATAATATCTCTCGTTCAAACATTCAACCTTATATTAAATACTATGGTATTTGTAAAGGATGGAAATATGTTATTGAATTATCTTGACAGTGTTGTTCCCAAGATTTTGTCATTGGGTATGTAATTGTTGAACAATCAAATCCTTCTAAAAATGTTTTATAAGCTGTAATAGAGTCTCTCATTGAACTATCAGGATTCATTTCTAGAAAATTATTTATTTGTTCTATTATATTTTTATGAAAAAACTCTAAGGTGCCTTGTTCAAGTGGATCAAATTTTTCATTTGGATCCTCATAAAAATCTATATAGGTAACATTTGTTCCATCATAAGAAGCACCTTTTCTACCAGATTTGATTTGTAAAAAATCGCTTTCACTCACTTCAACAACAGTTACTGCTTCTGAATTATTTAAAGAATTTTTATCATTCTCATTAGCTGCAATTCTAATTAAATTGTTATTTTCAAAAATTAAATATGCCATAAATTATCCTTACGTCTCGTTATCAAAAAAAGTTAACGCACCTCTACCGCCTGTTCCTCCTCCGGTAGGGCCTTGGTTACTTGGGTTTCCACCTGGACCAGGACCAGCTAAATTTAAATCATTTCCGTATAAGAAATCAAAGTTTAAATTTCCTGATGCACCTGGAGAACTTCCACTAGATCCACCGCCACCATTTTGATTATTGTTAGCGTTGTTTCCTGGTGATCCTCCATTAACTGTAAATAAATTTGTTACATTAGTAGCTCCTCCAGTAGACCCAGGGCCTGCCCCTGTTCCAACTGCGTAAGATACTGGAGTTCCTCCTGTAACACTTCCTTTATAAAAACCGTAGGATCCGGAACCGCCCCCTCCTCCACTTCTTGCGGGAGCTCCGTTGCCTCCGCCTCCGCCTCCAGAAGCAGCATAAGCATAATACTTTGTTACACTAGCAGGTGGACTGTAAGTTCCTGAAGCAGGTCCTAACTTAATAAGTTGTGGGACAAATCCTCCACCACCAGCTGATCCGTTTGATGCAGCAGTAATTCTTCCTTGTGCATCTACTGTTAAATTTGTAAGAGTATACGAACCTGCTGATACAGCAGTATTTGCAAGTTCCGCTGCCTCAACCGCATCATCTGCAATTTGAGTAGTGTCAACTTTATCCGCACCAATCGCACCATTATCTATTATTGTAGTTCCATTTGAAATAATACCCATTACGTCTCCTTTAAATTTTTTCTAGCTTAATTCTAAATTTTTCATTAGATTTATTATTAATCAAGTATATATCGTTAGCACCTTCCTGTAAAGTCCAGCTACCTTTTGAGCCATCAACAATATTACCTTCATTTTTATGCTCATTATTAAGATGTAAATCCCCTGTATAAATGTTTCTCCAGACATTTCCCACAGCTCCTAGATCATATGTATCATCAGCACCTGGTACAATGTCACCAGAAGAAGTAATTCCTTTTGTTGCAACAGTTCCTAAATTTGCATTTACATCAATAATATTTGTTCCATTAGAATAGACTATTTTAATACCTTTATCAGTTGTTGCAAAAGTTGGTCCCGTTCCAGAAACAGTTTTGAATTGAACTGTGTGTGCACCACTTGTATTATTAAATATTACATAATTTTTTTTAATGCTATCTGGGATGGTTACTATTTGATTACCTGATATAGATCCAGTCAATTCTATAATAGCATTTCTTGCATCTGAAGAAGATGTTGACCCATCAGTAATTGCTAAAGCTGTAGTTTGAGCTCCACCAGCAATTGATTTAGCTACATATCCTCCAACTTCTTGTTCTACTATTTCTAAATTAGTATTTGTAATTGTTCCCCACAATCCAGCTTTCTCACCAGTTGTGATAAGTTCAACTCCTAAATCTGTGTAACTTGATGCCATCTAAAATTCCTATTTTTATAATTATACATTTTTTAAGCTGCTAAATCAACTTCAGTCCAAACATTAGCTACACCAGGGTCTATTTCAGCCCAAGCTGTTACATTAACCGTACCTACACTTGATTGTGCTTGATTTCCTAGTGGTGATACATTTGCACTAGCGGTAACTGTAACAGAACCGATTGAAGAAGACATTTGACTTCCCGTTACATTGTATATTGAAGATTGTGATGCCGTGCCAATAGAACTTGTCAAAGACATACCACTCAATGTAACATTAGCATCTGCAGTTGGTACCTCTTCTCCTATTGATGAAGTTAATGACATACCTGTTACTGCAACAGTGTGATCTGTAAAGGCGGACTCCTCTCCTAATGTCATGGTTATTTCAGAGCCAGTTACTGAAACGTTTGCGATACCTGTTACACTCACGCTTCCTATCGATGTGTTCATTGTATGCTCAGTAACTACTATTGAAGCATTACCATCTGCAGCTACAGAGAAAGTACCTAATGTTGATTGTAATAAGAAACTTGGTAAAGTCCCTGCTCCTGTTGTGCCTTCAATAGTGACTGTAGGAATTTCAATGGTGCTTGGACTTTGAGTTGCAAAAGGTGCTTGACCAAAAGCTGTTAAAGTATCTTGTGTAAATGTTTTATTACTTACTGATAACTCTGAACCAGTTACTGGAACACCTATGTCAATAATAGAATCTGAACCTATTGAAGAAGTTAACTGTGATCCTGTAGCACCAACTAAAGCTGATGTACCTGCAACTGATGTTCCAATATTAGAAGATAATTCAATTCCTGATACAGTAACATTAGCAGAACCAGTATTTGATTCTTCACCTATTGAGCTAGTAAGAGATAAACTTGTAGCGTAAGCTATTACCGAGTTAGCTTCTGAACTGAATGCCGCTTCAGAATATGCGGTTATTCCAAAAGCCATTGTTTAGGCCTCTTTTTTTTCTTCTACCTTTTCTTCTTTTGGTAATTCTTTACTAAGCAGATCGGAGTAGTGTTTTTGTATGATTTCTAAATCTGTATATTCAATACTTAATTCATTTTTTTTTGAAACAACATTTTGTATTTTCTGTAAATAAATTTTACCTTGATCAGACAACTTTTCACTATCATAATTTTTATCGTTAAATTTAAAAATCATTACACTTCTTTCAATTCAAATCTGTATTTTTTTCCAGACTTATTATTTAAAATAAATAAATGTTCTGCACCCTCTTGAATGGTCCAATTACCTTTTGTACCATCAACAGCATTACCTTCAGCTTTCGCTTCATTACTTAAATGTAAGTCACCAGTATATACATGTTGCCAAACATTTCCAGATGCTCCAAGATCATGACTATCGTTAGCTCCTGGAACAATATCTCCAGTTACTGTTAGTGTAGATCCGTCAAAAGTCATATTAGCTTCAGCATTTTGTGCGTCAGTTCCAGTTGCTGTAACGACTCTGTTATTTGACCCGTTTGTCATAAAGTCAGACACGTCTACAGAAATTGCATCTGCAGCTACATCAATACCTGTACCTGCTCCAACATTTAAAGTTACATCACCTGATGTACCACCACCTGTTAAACCTGAACCAGCAACAACAGAAGTTATATCTCCAACTGTAGGTGTTTGAAAAGATGGTTGTGCTCCTGCACCTGCAGAAGTTAAAACTTGTCCAGCACTTCCTGTTGCTATTGCAACTGGATTTCCTGAAGCGTCATAAGAAATAATATTACCATCTGTACCTGATGCCATTTCGGCTAATCCAACAGCATTGTCAGCGATCTGGGCTGTGTCTATAGCATCGTCTGCCATTAAGGCATTCGTAATCTGATCGTTTGCAATGTGTGCTGTGTCTATTGAACCATCAACATATTGATTGCTGTCGATACTGTTTGCTGCCATTTTGGCAAGCGTCACATTAGAATCAGCTATTTTAGCTGTCGTAACATTTGCATCTACAATAGAAGCAGTTACTACAGCATTTGCTGCAAGCTGATCTGCACCTACTGCATCATCTGCTATCTTAGCTTGAGTTACATTATCGTCTACAATTGAAGCAGTCACTACAGCGTTTGCTGCAAGTTGGTCTGCACCTACTGCATCATCTGCTATCTTAGCTTGAGTCACTGCATCGTTTTGAATTTCTGCTGTTGCTACACCTAAATCTTTAATTGTTATTGCGCCAGAACTAGCAGCAAAGTTATCTGAACTAAATGATGCAGCTCCTTTAGCAGATGTAGAAGCGTCAGCTAAATTTAGTGTAACATCTCCTGATGTTCCACCACCTGATAAATTAGTACCTGCTACAACGGAAGTTATATCTCCAACTGTAGGCGTTTGAAAAGAAGGTACTGCACCCGCTCCCGCACTTGTTAAAACTTGTCCCGAACTACCAGTTGCTACTGCTACGGGATCTCCTGAAGCATCATATGAAATTATATTTCCATCAGTTCCTGGAGCCATTTTTGCTAATGTCACTGAGTCATCAGCTAATCTTGCGGAAGCTACTGATCCACTTGTTAAAGCAGTTGCATTTAATGCTGTTAAGTTAGATCCATTGTTTGCAACAATGTTTCCACTAGCATCTAGTATAACTGATTTAGATGCAGGAAGAGTACAAAAAACTTCTTTAGTTCCTGCAGAAAAGTTTACTGCACTATCAGAATTAGAAGAAGATATAATCGTAGTTCTAGCTAAAGTATCTGTACCTGCATCGGTTACGGTTCCTAATCCAACTTCAAATTCACCGTTTTGGTTTACTATAGCATAATAGGTAGTGTTAGAGTTACCAATTCCAGCAACAAATGTTTCAAAACCAGAAACTGCTCCTGCAAGATCAAAGGTTCCTGTACCAGTTGTCGTTGATGTTTCTTTTACTCTATCGTTTACTACCAAAGCCATATCTACTCCTTATAAAATTAAGCTAGTCTTAAAATCGCAGCAGATGTTGTGAATGCAGGAAACTGGATTGTAAATGTTCCAGATGTTGCAGTCTTGTCTCCACCAAAATCTAATACACATACTGCATCAGTAGTGTTTGAACCACCGTCAGTTGTCGTATTATAAATTAATGCACCTCTTGCAGTAAGAGTTACGTTTTGAAAACTTAGATCAGCAAAATCAGTTATTGCTACTGAAGATGAAACTTTAACTCCTTGATTTACAAGAGTTCCACCACCTGCAGTATAGTTTGATGAAGTTACTTCGGTGTTAGATCCACCTCCTGGATTTGTTGAATAGTTTGCTGTAGATTTTCCTAAAGTTGCACTACTTGTATACATTGCTAATTTATATGTATCAGATGATGTATCAAAATCGTGTTTACCTTGAAGTAATTCTTTTTTAAAAGAATCACAGATTGCGTTTGTTGTTATTGCCATAATAGTTCTCCTTAATAAACTTATGTATTAGGAGTAGGAGAAGGAACTTGTACTCTAGGTACTCCATCATCATACTCCGATCTTCTTCTTCTGCCCATTTGTTGTAGAGCAAAATTTTGTATCTCTTCATTATACTCTGTTTCATACAGGTTGTACATATCCATGGGACCTTTTAAGAATCTATAAGCTTCTGCTAAAACTCCATGCAGTAACATTGATTCTTGGTATGTTGATAGAAAAGTATTATTAGTTGAAGTGAATTTTGGGGGATCAATTATATAATTAATCTGTACCTGTAATGCTGAGCTAGGAGTTGGAGCTACTAAAGCAGTAAAATCATCCCAATTAGCCCAATACTTTGGTGTACCAGTTGAACCATCATTATTATATTCTGATATAAAACTAGTATCTCTTTTTTCTAAAAAAGTTCTGTTACCACTACCATCTATTACTTGAATTGATCTTACAATCATAGCATCCGAAGGTAGAGTTATGTATCTATTCGATGATGTAAAATTTGATGTAGCATATTTTCTTAAATCGTCATAATCAACCTTACCTGCAACACCTAATTCAACAGATCGAATAAAATCCTGTATTATAGCATCTGTTAAAACA